TTGATCAGCGGATGACCTTCGCCTTTGATCAATCCTGCACTCCAGTTTAATTGACGCCATTTAGGGTGTGCGGCTTGTACTTCGTTGCGAGTTTCGTCAAACACCCAGCAGTCGTTCCACTCACTCATGGTCATAAGGCGTCCCGAATCATAGGCCAACTGAAACTCTCGGAGCCACGTTAATGTGATATTATCACGCAGGTTCATACCATAAAGTCCACACTCGCTGAACTTGCGTTCACGACCTAGGTATGCCAGGCCAATCTTGGGCGGCATTTGACTGGTAATAAATTCTTTGGAAATAGGTGTGTGACACACCATGTCAGCATCCATCCAAAACAACACATCAGCGGCACAATTGGATGCACTGTGAAACACCGAATATGCTTTGTGGCTGAATCTAATTGCGTCCCAACGGAAACCTATACCCGGTGCTTTGCCTTTGCGATCCGCTGGGCCCGTAGCAACCAAGCCACGTGCTCTAGGATCACCGCCCCAGCGTTGCTTGAAGGTGACAATTTCTGGACTCACCGCATGTAAGTCTCTCACATGCAGATTGGGCGCACTCTGTGTAATTGTGCAATCTTCGGTATAAACGTATAAGTCAATTTCTTGGGGCCAGTTTTGCAAGAACGTGTCAATCATGCGACTAGCATAGCGTTCGTAACCGCTGGCATTGAATGTTGTGACAACTGCGTATTTCATCTGGGTATCCATATTGTATTACTCTTGCTCTTGACAGGGGCTGACTCATATGGGCCGCACAAATCATTGAGCCACTGTCTGTGTTGATCTTGTTGACCATTGTCCTCAATCAACAACCAAGGTCTATTACGTTTTATAGTGTCACGACTTCCGTCTAAAACTGCATTTTCAAAACCTTCAACATCGATCTTGATCCAGTCAACTGATTCAAAATTGAATCGATCCAGTGTGGTTAACTCTCCAGTGTGCTTTTCAAACTCTGGGTCGGGCACAAACTCAGCCACTTGTTTGGTGTGCCCACACTTGAGAGTTTGTAATTCAAATGTTGCTGTTTGATCTCGGTCACTGAGACCTAAATTATAGAGTTCCACATTGCTGTATGTTTCTAGATTTTTTTGCAAGACTTCAAAGTTTATGAGTACTGGTTCAAAACATATCACATGTTAAAACTGTTCAGCACTGGGTCTAGCAAATATACCAATATTGGCACCAATATCAATCATCACACGCTTGCGAGGAATATTGTTGTACACATACCAACGATAACGATTTTGATAATGTACATCCACTACCTCCTGCAGTCGTTCACTAAAAAATCCATTTGGTGGCTCAGAAGAATACCACAGAGAGTTTATTTTATACATATATAACTATTTAACCCAATGAAAATCAGTCTATTTAATAATTTTGGTGCTAAGAATTCAGTGCCAATTTTTCAAGCCATTGCCCAAGGACTTGTGTCTCAAGGACACACGGTGGTTTATCATGACCTCACCGCCGACGTGGCTGTGATATGGAGTATGTTGTGGGCTGGACGCATGCGATCTAATCAAGAAGTTTACCACACATTCCGCCGGCAGGGCAAGCCAGTGATCGTTGCCGAAGTTGGAATGATACAACGCGGACAAACTTGGAAGATTGGTATCAACGGCACCGGTATACACAGTTACAATTTTGACAATCTCATTCCTAATCGTGCTGCCAGTTTAGATTTAAAATTACAACCCTGGCGCAACGGATCTAATATTGTGATTGCTATGCAACGACAAGATAGTGAGCAGTGGCACGGGCAATCACCAGTGAATCAATGGCTGGAATCAACAGTGGCAGAAATTAGAAAACACTCTGATCGACCTGTTGTGATTCGGTCACATCCAAGAAGCGGGTGCAACATACCTCCAGGGTGTTTGATTGATCGTCCACAATTTACTGCGGGCTCGTACGATGATTTTGATTTTAATCGTGTGTTAGAGTCGGCTCATTGCATAGTTAATTGGAATTCAGGGCCAGGATCACAAGCCTTGGTTGCAGGTGTTCCTGCGTTTGTTGGGCCAGATAGTTTGGCCAGCACTATTGCCAACTGGGACTTGTCACAAATAGAAAATACTCCACGTCCTGATCTCAGTGTATGGCTAGGACAATTGGCGCACACTGAGTGGACTGTGAAAGAAATTAAAACAGGTTTGCCGTTTACATGCTTAGTCTTTTGAGATCAGCATCAACCATGTCACGTATCATGGTTTCAAAGTCAGTACGTGGCTTCCATCCTAGCTGTTCTCTAGCACGAGTACTATCACCACGTAGACTGTAAAGTTCTGCTGGACGTTTGAATCGTGGATCACTTTTTACTAGATGTTTCCATTCATGGATTCCTGCATGTTCAAATGCCACACGACACAAGTCACCGATGGTATGCTGTTGCCCAGTGGCAATCACATAGTCGCTGGCTTTTTCTTGTTGTAGCATCAACCACATGGCTTCCACAAAGTCACCGGCAAATCCCCAGTCTCTAGCACTGTCTAAATTGCCCAGTGTAACATCATCTGCTAGACCCAGTTTGATACGTGCCACTGCATCTGTAATCTTGCGTGTGACAAATTCACGACCACGCAAGGGCGATTCATGATTGAACAAGATACCTGAGCAAGCATACAAACTATAACTTTCACGAAAGTTTATGGTCATCCAATGTGAATACAACTTGCTCACCCCATATGGCGATCGAGGACGGAATGGCGTTGTTTCACCTTGCAGTCCTGGTTCCGTAGCATTGCCAAACATCTCTGATGTGGATGCTTGATAGAATCGAGCATTGGGATTGTGTTGGCGTATTGAGTTCAGCAAGTTCAATGTTCCCATACAATTTACTTCTGTAGTGAGTTTGTTCAATTCCCAACTGATGCCCACAAAACTCTGAGCCGCCAAGTTGTACACTTCTTGTGGCTTGACACTTTGCATGATGTGATTCATGTTGTTCTCATCAGTGATGTCACCTGTAATGAGTTCGATATCGTTTTCAATACCTAACCATTTGATATTTTCCAGATTGGGATTTGAATAGCGTTTGACCAGACCATAAACATGGTAGCCTTTATCAATCAAATATTTGGCAAGGTACGGGCCATCCTGGCCAGTCATGCCTGTAACAAAAGCAGTTTTTTTCATAATGATCCTTAAACTTGAATGTCTTCCATGCCGGCAGTTCGTAAACGAACCACATGGCCCATTTGCCACTGCTTGGTGTCTAGACCTTTGAGAATACCCAGCCAACGATTGCGTAAGAATGCCACTTCGTTAATGATTGTTTCATAATCAATCACTTCATCTTCACCATCCACATACTTTTCAGCATCTCTACTAGTTAGCGCACGGGCATAGGCTTCTAGATATTTTTGAAAGTGCTTTCTACGTATCTTACGCAGTTGGATATTGAGATAGTTTAAAACTGCCTCAATTTCTTGCAGTTGATTAAATCTGTGCTCAGTAATGCCAGGCAAGGCTGTGATATTTTTTTCAACAATGCCGTAGATTTTGCAGTCTTTTTTGGCATCATCAAGTTCACGCTCGTAGTGGCTGATAAAGTCAGGCAAGACATCTAAACTGGCAACTACACGACTATACCACATTTGTAAGTTCCTTTACTAACCAGGGAAATGTTTGTTTCCAATCTAAATTTCTTCTACGATCAATTTCGTCAAGGAATACTCTTAATTTTAACAACTCTTGATCGTTACGAGAATGAACATTGAACTCAGATTGTAATCCTTGCATCATGTTGTATGCTTGTTTATGCTGCCAAGTGTCATTGGGCATAACTGATAATATGCGCTCAAAATCTTTGTCAAAAAATCCTGCACCAAATATACCCGGGTACAATTGAGATATGTTTACGCATGCCATGAAGTAATGCCCAATCGTTCTATCTTTTCTTTGTTGATTAACATAGTCAATCAACTCTGGCATAGATTTTATACCTATTCCTGTTATAGTTTGATTTATATTGAGCACTATCCATTTTTGTTTTGCGATATACTCAAAATTTTGTTTCCAGGCCACTAGGTCAATACCATAACGTATGTATTCTTGTTCCTGACCCCAACAATCAATGCTACATGTAAGATCAAATCGTTTGATTCTTTTTGTTGTAATCAACCGTCGCACACGCTCAACAAAGTTTTGAAGTTTGTTTGCAGGTACTTTTAGATTAGAGACAATGTTAAATTCAAGTTCAGGGTTGTGATGTGTTTCTAAAAATTTCAAACATGTTTCAAATTGTGGTTGAAAAAACGGTTCGCCGCCTAACAAATGAAATCGTCTTAGGCTTTGATAGTTTTCCTCCATCCAGTGCCAAAACGCATCTGATATCTTTTTATGTTCAGGATGTCGTACACTGGTATTTTTAATTTCAATACCATTGGATGCAAAGTCTCCAAATTTTATATTTTCCTGTTGTATGCGACTGCTGAATCCATCCCAGCAATAAACACAACTCATATTACAAACATTATCAAGATATACTTCTAGAATTCGTGGAGTCACATGAGTCGCCGTGAGATCAACATCTAGTTCGGGTGGAACTAAATTTGGAATTTGTAAATGAAATTGGCGGTCGCTTTGTCCTCCAGATTTTTCAATGTTTTGACAATACTCACACCCCCCTGTCGGCCATTGTCCTTCCAACATCATTTTCCGATCTTGAAGTTTTTTTTCTGTGTTGTGAAAACTATCAAAATTGTCTGGATCGATTATGCTGGTTCCAACTCTATGACACGAGTTGGTAGCACCACTATATAATTGTATGGTGCTCCAGGTCCATTTCAACTGACATGCAGTATCAGTTTTGATAGGAAAAAACTTATCGGACATTAATTTTCCCAGTCTTCGTCTTCTTCCTCGTCTTCTTCTTCCTCATCATCGGCATCTTCCACTGTATAGTCTTTGTCGTTGTCAAGATATGCAGTCAATGCACGTTTGATGTCTGCGTCGCCTTTAAAGGCATTGCGAATATCTTCCACGTCTGAATCATTGTCCATCAAGATCTGTATCACAGTTTCGGCGGCTTCGTCACGGTCCACTGTGTTTACAAAACGCTTGAGTTCTCCCCAAATTTCACTGGCTATTGTTTCACTCATCTGCTGTTTCCTCCGGAGTACTTACCTCTGCCTTCTGATTTGCAAAGTCTTTCATAACAGTATCGAGACAATTGTCGTCATTGCGTTCCCATGCCTTACGAAACTTCTTGATAATCTCTCCAGCACTTGTGGTAAACACCAGACTATTACCTTCTTTCTTGAGCATGGCTTTCTTCTCGATCAAGTCAACAAGGCCCGAGTAAGGACTCATTCCAGTTTCGTAAGGAATTTTAACTTGTACACCTTCGAAGGGTTTAGCGTAGCGAGTTTTCATTACCTTGCATGCGGCACGAATGCCCATGACGTCGGTAATCTTGTTACCGTCTTCATCTTCTTTGAGTTTGAGTTTTTTCATAGCAACAACAATCGAACTTGCATAAACAAACCCTTGACCACCCGAGATTTTATCGTCAGGATCAAACATGTCTTGACTTGCATATGTGTGGTTGGTACATACCAATCCCACATTGTATGAACCAAACATGTTCACACAGTTACGCACAAGACTGGTAAGTGCTTTAGGCTTACGACCAAGGTCACCTTTCATTTCACCTGCATCAAACTGATTCACATC